CGGGGTCGAGGTCGAGGTCGAGGTCGGGGGCGGGGTCGAGGTCGGGGTCGGGATCGGGGTCGTGGTCGTGGTCGTGGTCGAGGTCGGGGCCGTGGTCGGGGCCGTGGCCGTGGTCGGGGTCGGGGTCGAGGTCGAGGTCGAGGTCGGGGTCGGGATCGGGGTCGTGGTCGTGGTCGTGGTCGAGGTCGGGGCCGTGGTCGGGGTCGGGGTCGTGGTCGGGGTCGGGGTCGCGGTCGTGGTCGTGGTCGGGGTCGGGGTCGCGGTCGTGGTCGTGGTCGTGGTCGAGGTCGAGGTCTAAACGAAGGAGTACATGAGATGACTAATATCGATTGGACAAAGCCGGTGGAAACCACCGAAGACCCGCCGCGCCCTGTGCAGGTGCTGTTTGATGCTGACGGAAGGCCGAAAGCTGCCCATATTGACGACAATCCCGCACATTCGTCGTTTAACCTGTTCACCATTGAGCGTGGCGCTAACGCTACGCGTGGCATGTATTCGATCCCCCTCCGCAATGTCGAGCCGCCCAAGCCCGAGCCGGTGCTGCGTGAGGCGTGGATCAATTTGTATCCGCGTGGTCTGGATGGGACTTTCGGATCGAAGGCTTTCGCTGACGAACAGGCTGATGACAGAACCCGCATCGAATGCCGCCGCATCGCCTGGATGTCCGATGGCTCCCTGGTGCCGGGCGGTGACGATCAAAACACGATCAAAACTTTGACCGCCGAACGGGATAACGCCCTGGTCGAGGTGAGCCGCATCACCAAGGACTTCAACGATTTGGCCGAGGGGACTCAGCAGATCGTGGAGAAGTTGGAGGCCGAGCGCGACATCCTCCGTGCCGAGATCGCCCGTATGCACCCCGTGGTGGAAGCGGCGGTGACGGGTGTTGACATCTTCAGCCGGCGGGGGTTGCTGCGCTTAATCCAAGCCGTCCGCATCTACCAGCAGTCCACCAAGAAATCAGCGGAACAGGCTGTCGAGAAGCACTGCGGTAATTGCCTCCATACCCAGCCCGGCGCTTGTGCTAAAAACGGCCCGAGTGGCTTTGACTATGACGACAACTGTGCTGATTGGGATGCGAAGAAATGACTGACGATCTGATTAAGCGGCTGCGGTCATTCGGGGAGCAGGGATACCCGATTGCATACCAATCCGCCGACGCCTTGGAGGCCCAGGCCAAGCGCATCGCGGAGTTGGAAGCGGAATGTGCCCGCGACCAGCGCAATGCTGCTGTTAGCCAGCAGGAAAGTGTGATGCTGTTGGATCGCTGTAACTCGGCACTGTTCGATTTAAAGTACGCACGAATGATGGTGGAAAGACTGACGCGCCGCGCCGAGAAGGCCGAAGCCGACCTTGCTGCCGGACCCTGCGGTGCTGCACATTGTGGAGGATGACAGATGACCAACAATGAACTGCGCAAGCTTGCCGAGGCTGCTACGCCGGGTGAATGGTATTATCTGCGTGAGCCTCGTGGTTTCTACAGCACTGCCATGATTAAATGTGGGGACGGATATATCGCTGGTGACGGGATACCTCTGTCATCCGAACGAGACGCCGCATTCATGGCTGCAGCCAGCCCCGCCACCGTCCTAGCCCTTCTCGACCGCATCGCGGAAATGGAAGACAGACTTCGACGCATCGCCAAGCCACACAAGAACATCGCCTACTGCGCCGATGGACATGAAGAAAGTGTGCTTATCGCCAGGGCCGGATCACTACGCTAACCACAACGCCCCAAGCGGAACACCGACAAGGAAGCCGATGGCGATGCGTGCCACGGCTTCCGGCCCGTCGATCAACCCGTAATCATCCACCCACTCGGCAGGCCACCACGCAAACGCGGCGCGGTACACCAGACCGACCGGGCCATAGCGGTAGATCAGCTTGTGCCAATGGTCCCACTGGTGCCCCAGCGACCAGTACAGGCCCAAGAAGGCCCATAGGACCAGCCAGAACTGCCAGCCCATCGCGTGGTATCCTGGCAGGGAGATGATGCCTAGCAAGGCCATCAGCGCCGACCGACGCAGCAGGACGCAGCGGCCCAGCTCAAAACGCCACGCGGCCATGAGGAAGGGCCAGAGAATGGCGAGGGCAACGGTCATTTCTTCAACGCCGCAGCAATGACCGGGGCAACCTTCTCAACTGTACGACCGCCGACATAGCCGCCGAGACCAATCTGGATCAAGGTCATAAGCTCAATCTCGATGGCCTCGCTGACGCCAGGGGCGGTGAAGCCCAGCCACTTCGCCACTACCAGCCCGACGAAGGTCATCATGGTCAGTGGTCGCCAGTTCCGCTGTAACCAGCTTTCGCCCTTGGCCTCGTCGCTAATGATGGACGCCGCAGCCTGATCCAGAGCCGCGCTCTGCTGCATCATGGCTAGCTGCAGCTGGTTTTCCAGTTCGATGCGCTTGATCTCGTCGGCAGGATCAGGGAACAGGTTTTTCGTTACCTGTCCAAAGATTCCGCCGAGAATGGGGAGAAGGGCTGCGAGCATTGTATTAACCCCTAAACGTAGTCCCAAATCATCGGACGAGGCGCCTCGGGGCGGCTGTCCATCATGTCCAAGTGCAAGAAGGTGGTCGGGCCGGTCAGCTTGACGCCGATCCCCTGGACACCGGCCGCGAGCGCGACCTTCAGCAATCTATAGGCCGCAGGACCACCGACAAACCCGACATCCACCGCCTTACCTGAGTTGTGCGACCCAGGCTTAGCCTTCTTGGCCTCCACCGGATGATCCGCACAACGATATCCGCTTGTGATCACCACATTTAGACCCAGAGACGTGCGAACAAACTGGAGCCAGTCCAAAAATATCGGGTCCATCCGGGTTTCACCGCACCCACATCGACAGGTAAATTCAGCCGGCTGGAAATTAGGCCAGCGTTTCGCGTCCCATTCCATCATTTGCCTCCACCAATGCCGCCGAAGCCGCCCATTTCACTTCCCTCCGAATCCAGGATTGTTGTTAGTGCGCCGGATTAGCTCCTCAATAACTTCAGCTGCCCCACGTAGGCGCAGTTCAACGTATGGAATGCTGTGGCTCTGACCAAAAATTCGCAGCCACCCGGCATCATCCAGAGCGAGAGAGCAAAGGTCGTTATCAGACAAGTTGTGAATATCAGTCATCATACACCGTGAAAGAAATAGAACACCATCCCAACAACGACGACGTTTGCGATCGAAACAGAAACAGAAATCCATGTAGATACTGAGATGCGCTTTTCGTGCATCTCAAGAATATCCCCTATGGCGGAGATGGTGTTATGTTGAGCCTTATCAAGCACTTGTAACTCACGAATCTGATACACCATACGAGACGCCATGCTATCCAACAACTGCTCTTCGCGTTCCATATGCTTCGTTAAGATTCGGCTTATGGCGTCAATCCCCGTCGCGGCAGCGAAAAGTTGCTTCCCGTGATCGATAATCGCATCGCGGACTTTTCCGATATCATGTGTAAACATCTCGACGTGTGGGGCGAGCTGACATGGCGTCGGGAACGCGCAGTCTAAGTCATGCTTCATGGCTGTAGCCCTCTCCCCAGACATGCTGAGCCTCCGTGTACTTACGGCGAAGTTTCGCGAGCTGCTGACGCAGATCATCGTTCTCAGCCTTAATGACGTCATGTTCGGACTTGAATGTGTCGTACAGGTCCTGAAGCCGGACCAATAAATCCCTAGCGGCATTGCGCTCGCCTTCAAGCGTGGCGATTCGCTCGCGGGCAGACGCCAGATCGCTTTCGAGATGCTTAACCTCTGCTTTTAACTCAGCCACCTGCACGAGGTAGCCATTACGCTCTTGCGCGAATGTGTCGCACCTAGCGGTCAGTTCCTTGAGTTCAGCCCGGAGATCGTCAGCGATGCTGTCTATCTTGGAGAACGCGCTATCGTGCTGCCCCTCGATAGCAGTCTCTCGGCGCCGGTCGTGGATGTATTTCCAGCCAGCAGCCAGGGCGGCCAGTCCACCGCCACCAAGAAGCCAGCCGATGATGGTGTTGTCTTCATTCATCGGGAGCCACCACGAAATCGGGCCAGTCCAGAGTGAGCGCCGCGAGTTCATCCACCGTGGTGCATGCCATGATCGCAGTCTCGTGCGCGTTGCTCGCAGCCCGAACCGCTGCGCGGTAGGCGGCGGTGTCGGTATCGACATCAGGACCGCCCTCAGCCGCCCGAATCACTTTCCAGTCCGTATCGGATAGCATGACGCCAGCGTGTGATTTGACAGACGCGAGCATCTGCATCTTCAGCGCATCGATCTGACGAGGAGTGGTAGCATACCGGATTACCGCGACACCATTCTCGACGGACACCGGATTCTCACTGACTACGTAGAACCGCTCGTCTGGCCTGACGTGTGCCAGTACAGGCAAGAACCCGAGAGCATCACGCTCTTCTTGAGTGGATAACACCATCCAGTTGAGGGGGTACTGGTAGCCGCACAACGTGAACGCCTGCCCTGGATGGACAATTCCTAGTTCTACATGATACCACATAACGTCATCCTTTATGCGGGGGCGAAGGCGGCGAGCGCCATAGCGTTGTTTGTTCCACCGGATTGCGTGCACGTCACACTAAGCGGGGCCTGTGCAGCGGTAAAGAGCGAGGATGCACCCGAGTGACTGTTCGACGATGCAATCACTGCATCATAATTTTCCGTCAAGCCAGACCAAGAAAAAGTACTCGATCCACCAGTATTATGCATGATACATCCGACGGCGAACCCACCAGCAGGGACAGAAATGGTAGTAGATGGGGCGTTGCCTGATGCACCAGCTGTCGCTGAAGGAGACGACGAGGCCCCGTAGATTGCCCAAACACCGATCCCAGGCCGCTCGGTGGTTCCCGCAAACGCGATAGAAATGGTGGCTGTGGTTCCTGTCGCCACCACAGCAGACCACAGTTCAGCGTTCGCGGAGGTCCCGTCACGCTGCCGTTTCACCAGTGACGCGGAAACGCCTCCGATAGAAACGCTGGATACTGTCTGTGAATCATTGACAATCCCGACGATCACCACTCGACCCGCCGCAGCAGTGCCGATAGCCTGTGACGTGAAATCGAAGGACGTCCCCGACGATGTGTTGGTGGCCGTCGAGACATACCCGCCTGTGATCGGAACCACAGAAGTCCCGAAAAACCCCACCAATGCGTTAGCGAGAAACCCACTCATTACGCAACGGCCTTTGCGCCAGCCCCGACGACAACCGAACCGGAAGCGCGGATGTAATAGGGGAAGGTGTCCACCGCATTAGCGGCGGTTGACAGTACGGGTGCAGTCCCGCCAGCGAACTCGAAATCCGTTGACCACGATCCAGTGCGACTACCCGTAGCGTCCTGGGTGATGGTGATGAATCCGGATTGCTCCGCCGTCATATTGCTGGCAGTGAAAGACACGTTCCCGGTCAGCGTGATTTTGTAATTTTGCGCCAACGAGAAGTCGATATTCGTGGTGGCGCTGTACGTCAGTGTCTCGATGTCGGCGCGCTGGGGGGCGGTCCAAGCCTGGATGACGTCAGTCTTGGCGGTGTCAGCATCATAGGCCTGAACATTGGTCCCGATGGCTAGGCCGAGGTTGGTCCTGGCGGTTGCGGCATTTGCGACGTCAGACAGGTTGTTTGATGGGAGTAAGGCGCTAATCGGCGTCCCGGTGGGGGACAGCCACCCGACCGATACGGTCAGCGCCTCATTCGACAGGACCCCGCTATCCCATGTCACCGTTACTGTAGTGTTCGGCGAGCTATAACTCGACGACGCGACCTTACCGTAAATCGTCCCCGTTCCGGTCCCGACTGCGCGAAGGCGCCGGCTGGCGACGTAAACAGACGTCACATTGCCAGCAACGGTGAAACTGGTCCCGCTGGCATAGGTGCAAGTATGCCCCCACGCGACAAACCCGCCGCTTTCATAAAATGAGCGGGTGTCTGCCATTTCTTGACGAATGGCATTGTTGATAGAACTCGGCGGGCAGCCCTCGCTAATATCAATCGAATTGATGGACGTATTGTTAGCCGGAGTAAGGCTGTAGTCCTGAATTCCAGACATGTCTTCGTCCTCGATCAAACGATGTGCGATTGTAACCCAACAGCATACGCAGTTAAAGCCTAGTCATTTTCTTTCGCCAAGGTGCCTAGGTAGGTGGCTGCGGCGACAAAATTCTTTGTTCCTGGCGTCGTCGTCGAAAGCTGGACAAGAGCCTTCCGCCCCTGCGGTGTGAGCAAGGCTTCCGAAGCCTTGCGCGGCGCAACCATAGCCGCAGCCCCGCTCGCCATAGCCACAGGGTTAACAGAGAACATCCCCTTGATGGCATCGAATGCCTGCATCAGAGGGGCGGTCGGGCTGCCTTCCGTTCCCGCCCTTTCGGCCAGTCGTTCCATCGAGCGAAAGACGGTGGCCATCTGGAACTGCTCGGCGGTGTTAAGCGTAGACCACACAGGCGATTCCTTGATAGCGGTCAGGAACTTGGCCGGGCTAAATACGTCGCTGCCAAGGGTCCGCCGCTGAGGCGCCATGCTGTCCGGCATGGCTGTGCCAGCCTTGCGCATCGCGTCTTCGATCAAGTACCGCTTTACCGTCTGCGCAGTCTCAGGGCTTGATTTGTCTAGCAAAGAAAACGCATTCTTGATTTCTGTCGGCCGCATTGAAACAAACTGCTCCGCAACGCGCTCTGGAGATTTCTTAAACTCCCCGCCGAATATTCTGCCGAGAACGCTTTCCTCCATATCGTTGATGATCTTGCTGTTCGCCTTCCAGTTCGACCTGGCGCGGAGCAACGCTTCAGCAGTATCTCCGGCGACAGTGCCTTCCGCCGCAGCGGACATATCATCGACAAGCGCATTCATCACATCGCGGGCGATCTTGCGCTGCATGGCGGAATCAAGGTCAGACCAGATTTTGCCAGTGCCCGCAGCGGCTCCGCCGTAAATTCCAAGCAGCCGCTGCATTTCATCGCCAGTCAGCAGGCGCTTCTTCCCTGGGATAGTCTGATACACCATTTTCCCGGTGACTGCATCAAAGATACCAGTGTCGACTTGCTGCGCCGCTTTATCTGCAAAATCACTGCGGAGTGACTTTAAGCGGTTAACAACAGACGCTGCTTCGTCGCCTCCTCCCGCGACATCATACTTCTTTATCAATTCATTGATCACATTGCGGGCATTGACAGGCTCGAAAACCCCCTTGCCATTGGAAAGGGCATCGACGGCTTCAAAATCCATACGCCCCTGCGCGGATCTCGCACGCAAAGCTTTCTGCATCACGTCATCAAATGCACGATTTACGCTGCCACCAGCAATGACAGGGCCAACGCCACCGGGGCGAATCGACTCAAGCGTTTTGTTCAAATAGTCCATGGTTTGACCAAGCTGGACCCGATCCGCCTCTTGCCATTTCTCGGCAGAGAACGGGTTGCGGCGCAGCATACCCTCGACAGTCAGAAGCGACTTAGATTGCGTGCGCTGCCCCGGCGTCAGAGACAACCCTACCGCGCGCTCGATAACGTCAGCCTCGGCGGCGGCGGGGTTGCGTTCCGCCTTGATCACCATATCCCGGAAGATGTTCTTAGGGCGCATGACGTCAAAGCCACCAGCAACAGCCTTCCCATTCGGGAGGGTCTTGGCCGCTCCCGAGAATGTTCCGCCCAGAAGCTTGTTGATGCCAGCCTGCGAGCCGGCTGCAATGGCGGTGTCAATGGCCGCGCTCTGCACCCGCTCTTTGGCGGTCATAGCATCCTCTCCGGGAATAAGACCGCTAATGCCCTGACGAGCCACATTCCCCAGCAACCCAGCGGCACCAACCGTAACAGGGTTGGTCCCTGCGACGACGGTAGGAACGGCTTGTAGCACGTCACCGCCAATATCAGCGATGTCGGCGGCAGTGAATGCGGGACGATCAACCGGATAAACCTTTCCCTTGTCACGAACAAACTGCTCGCCGCTGGGATCGGAGTAAACGTCATACCCCATCGACTTAAACAAACCCTGCCGCCCCTGCGGGGTCATCTTAAGCGATGCGATCAAGCGCGGAAACGCATCCATTTCCTTGGACGGATCAAAAGCGGCCACGTTCCCGCGAGGCGCGGAGATTTCCTGACCACTGCCAGCCATGGCGCGAGCGCGGGAGATAATGTCCGCATCACTGGCGTTCGTCGGGGCCATAACGGTAATGACGCCAGACGGGCCTTGAACCTGATATTCAACATCGGCCATCTTTGGCACCTTTCGTTATCGGAGAACGCGATATCCACCGGCCTGCGCGTATTTTGAGTTAAGAGCCCGAAGAGACGAAAGGGCGGCTCGGCGCATTTCAACGGGGATGGTCGGATCTGCCACTTGACCGGCCGCCTCGCGATAAAGCTGGACGTCACGGTCAGATTGCGGCCCTTCCATGCGCGGCATGGCGGAGACAAGCATAGCCTCATACGGTTTGAGCTGCGCAATTGCCTGCGCCCCAGGGGTGACAACGCCAACCTGACGAGCGCCCCAATCGACCATAGAGCCGACGCCAGACCCTGTTGACCGCTCCAATAGCGACTTTCCAGGAATCGGCTTCCCGGTTTCGTCAAGAGGTTCGATTTCATCGATGATAGACAGGACGTTGCGCCCGGCGGCGCCCTTCTTTGCCTCTGCCTCGGCTTGGCTAGCAGATACCGTCCGCCCATCGACATTAACGGGGGTGGTTCCGGCAATGGTCTTTCCGAACTCAGCCAAAAACGGACGAGCTGCGCCGGCTGGCATTACGCTCCCGCCAATGTTGACCGAGCCGAGAAGACCCTTCGTTTCGCCCATAGCCCTCCGCTCGGCAATCGCGGCTGCGTATGCGGCTTCTACCGCCTGGCGCTGCTGGGCTTCGGAACCAGCGCGAGAGGAAAGAATCGGGTTAAGCCCCGCTTCTGTCCTCATGCGATTTTTGTACTCGATTTCACCTTCTCCCGCCTTCCTCGCCAGAAGCGGGGCATTTTTCGCCTGCTCAATGGCCCCGGCCTTGAGCGGTTCGTATTCCACATCCATCGTCCGTTTGGCACGCTCCGCATTCATTTCCTGCACATATTTGGAGAACGTGTCCGGGTCCATAGTGCGGGCAATTTCAGGGGTCAGGCCGGGGATTTTCGGCAGCATGGCTTGCCCATCCTGGGCCGCTTGTACGGTCGGGCCAGCTTCTCCAGTCAGGGGGATCGTCTGATTTACATAGGCATCATATGCCGCCTGCTTCCGCCGCTGAGCCTCTGCGGCCTGTTTCATCTGTTCCATTTTGTAAGCATTCACGGCGGCAGCCTGATTTTCCTGCAGCGCGCCACGATACCCTTGCCCGAACGCGCCGAGTCCCTGCGTCAGAGCGCCGGCCATGCCAGCGCCAGGAGTGGAAGACGGACCGCCGCCCGCAGCCATAGCGGCGCCAGCGTTCAAAAGACCTTGATAGAACGCATTCATGCGTGCGTTTTCTGGATCGTAATCGAGAATGCCAGCCATGATTTGTATCCCTATTATTTCCAGACGCCAGAGCCGCCAGGGAAGATGCCCCCCTGCCCGAACAGCGAACCAGCCGCGCCAATGGCGCCAAGCCCCAACCCGCCATAAGTCTGGAGCGGATTGCTGTAGACAGGCTGGTTAGTGGTTTGAGATCCGCCAAATTGGCCGCCAGCAACCAAAGACGCATAGCGGGCGAGCTTATCTTGCTGCTGCTGATTTTCAGCGTTCCATCGGGCGATCTGGTCCTGGATTTCGGCGCCTGCCTGCGCTTCCCTGGCCTGACCGACAGCTGCAAGCTGTCCGATATCGGCATAGTCCTGCATCGCCATTTGAGGCGCCATGGCGGTAGCGCCCTGCTGCGCCTGCCTTTCGGCTGCATAGTTCTGATACGCAAGTTGCCCGAGCGCGTCAGTCATCCCCAACGAGGCCGCACGCTGGGCAGACGGAGATCCATACCGACCGGAGGCAGAGAACTGCGCGCTGACCTTGGGGAGGACGCCTTCGGCCACCCGTTCAGTCATGGCCGAAAAGTACGGGTTCCCCGCCGACAGGTAGTCTCCCGCCATTGTAGACGCTACCTGTTGCTGCGCTTGCCGAGTGAGCGGGCTTCCGGCCATCGCCCTAGTTTCCTGCTGCGCCAAAGCTGCTTCCGTCTGACCGGAAAGAGGGACTACAGTAGAGGCCGGGAAATACGAAGGCTGCTGCGCTTGGTATTGCTGCTGCGCCTGCGTGAACACGTCCTTCAGGTATTCCTGCTGCCCGCTCCAGGGGTCATTAGACTGGGTGACAGTAGTGGTCCCGCTGGGTTTGCTAGTAGACATCTTGGGCCAGCCTTTTTTCGAGGACTACATGAGTCCGGTGATAATCCTTCAAAACACGTTCCCACCCTGGCCGGCATATGGCCTTGATATTAACGCATCCCTTGGACTTGGCCCACTCTTCAATAACTGACAGGTTGCCAACCCAGTTTGACATTCCGACCCCGGTGCAAATGATGATACAGCATTCGCGCCCATTCGGGTAATCGTCCAGTGCGGTTATAGTCACCGATGTTATCTCAGTATCGGCGCTAACCCACAATTGCCACTCGCCTAGCTCAAGCCGTTCTTTTACAAACGAAGCATCCATAAGGCTAGATCGATCAACAGCATCTCTAATTAACCTCTCGACACAAGGCCAAGCTTGCGTGATTTGATCGCGTTTGACGCCAGAGAATACCATTTGTTTGCCTTATACACCAGACGAGAGAACGGGATGCACACGGCTAGAATAGCTGCTCCGATATTCGACCCTTGGTCTCGATCTCCGATACGGAACGCCATTTCCTTTGCCCATTCGCCCCCCAGCCTTTCCAGCTTGCGGACAATGGTCTTATTCTTGGCGATGCGCGCTCCCCAAAGGAGGTAGCCTTGATACACCTCATGGTCCAGTGCTTGCCCGTATTTACGGGAAGAAACCCATAGTTTTTTATCAAGCCTTCCATCGACATATAGAGCTGTGCAAATTACAGAACCTCCCGCCCCACCAGCCCCAGACCCGCCGCCGGATTCGCCGATTCCGACAGACCCGGTCGAGCTTGATGCGCCTTCCCCCTTTTCTCCGCCAGACCCGAAACCAGATACATTCCCGCCGGCAGTCAACCCACTATCCGGCGCCTCGCTGTTGCTCGCCGCCATATCTGACAATGCTGCCGATGCAAAGTCAGCCGGGGCATCGAAGCTAAATCCCATATCCGCCGTTCCTAGATCGCCGTACCCGCCCATATCGTTGCCGAGATCGAACCCGCCAAAATCGGCGCCAATAGCATCAGCAACGCCCTGTGCTACAGCAGGCTCATATCCATATTGCGCTGCGATTTGACCGGCCATCTGTCCTTGCGGGGTAAGATCGTAGCCGAACATTCCGGGCAGCCCCATCGTCATGGAATTGAACGCGGACAATGCCGGATTCGCCTGGATTCCTGCAAATCCCAAGGCGTTAGCTGCCTCATTCATATTTGCAGCTCCAATTGCCGCACCTATCCCGCTGCCAAGCGTTCCGAGCCCTGGAACGCCAGAAGCAAGAGAAGCTACAGACCCAATAACACCTCCTACACGCCCACCGGCAATGCCAGGGCCTGGACCGGCATTAGCGGGCCCAGATATCGATCCGCTAGACGGGCCTGCTACAGACGGCGCGCCACCGAACCCGCCGCCGATTTCCCCGCCTCCAGTCCCGCTATTGGTGGCTCTGTTAGGGAACAGCAGTCCGCCCTGAAAAACAGGGCCAGACCCAACTTCGGCCACCGCAGGCGTGTGCGGGCGCAGTAGAGATGGCTGTTCAGGAAGAACAGGGAGGATAAACTTATTACCCTGCCAGGAACCTTGCGCGAGTAGGGCCATGATCTTATCCAATCACCAAAACGCGATAATTGTGGTGGTTCGTACCATAGTTCTGGTGGGTTACTATGGCGGACCCATTAAAGCGGTTTCCTGACGCAATGTAAACCTTCCCTCCGCTTAGTTCATGCGCCGCCTCACTCGTCAAAGGGTCAAGTATCAGTGCAGAAGTAGGCGTAATCCTCGGGTCATAAATTGTCGTTGATGTCGAAGACTGGGAAAGCGATATGTCAAACGTGGCGTTGAACTTCCCCTTGTTCACCCGGTCCAGTACCGTGGCGATTTGCTCCGTTGACGCGCCTTTAGATACAGTCGGAAAGCCCATTTCATCGCATCCCGGCAGCCACAATGACAGGATCAATGCCTTGGGCGTGGCTCCAAGAGCCACCCGCGTCTATGGTCATCCTTGCCCGCAGAAACCGCCCGGAAACTCGCTGCGGGCAATTACCATCCGCCGCTGGCACCGTGGCAGTGCTGTACGTGACGGTTCCGCCAGGCGTCTCACGGCTGCCGATAGACATGGATACAGCCCCGCCATCGACAAGAGGACGAACTCCGGAGCAAAACATCCTCTGTCCGTTCCCGTCTATCTCTGCCGTTGTTAGCGTGGCGGCTTGGTTTGACCCGGACAGGAACGACAGTTTGTGCTCGGTCGTGAACCCGCCAAGGACAACGCGCCCCCCAGTCCATACGCGAGAATCTAGGGAAAACGGCAGATCGTCTAGCGTCGATGATACAGCGTCCAGACCTTCAAGCGTGTACCCTAGGGACCGCGCCCGGAACAGCAGCTCGCACGATAAATCGGCCTGCGCCCATCGGTCATACTGCCAATTCCAGATGATAAGCCGGTTGGGCGTCTCCCCCTGCGAGCCATCAGGATAAGACCAGATCACCAGCTTGTTTATCGGATCTGCCGTGGCGGTTATCTTGTGATAATAGGACTGATTCAACTGACTGAAAAAATACTTATCAACCTTCCCGCCGCCGATAGGCTTTGAGCCCATTCCATCACAAAGATAGAACCCATCGTCAGACAGATACGCGGCGAAGGGTCCGACGTTGACGACAGCCGCAGGCGCGGGGGTTCCCCGCAATCGCTCGATTTCATCAAAGCGGAAGATCGTCGGCGGTCCTTCATACGTCATCCGATAGATAGACGTTTCAGTGAACACCAGACCATCAGCCCCGCCGACAGCCCCGAGAATAGCCTGCACCCATCCACCAGTAGGGAGCGTTTGATAGTCTGACTGGACCTGCGCCGCCGTAGAACTGCCAGGGGTGGGCCATGATGTCGGGTCATCAATCCCCGACCACCACACTCGATTGGGCTGGTACCCGTCAGATGTATCTAGGGTGTTGCCGACGACAACGAAATCCCTAATCACTGCGATATGCCGGGCCTTCGGCGCATCAGCAGAAAGGGTTGCGAAAGCAGCCGGAAGCGTCCCGAGGTCATAGCTTTCCGTAGGCTCGTCCATCGCCACGGTAATGACCCTGTCACCATACTGGACAAATTCTCGCCGTTCTTCTGCGCCAATTGCATAAGTTGCACTGCTGACGTCAGTCCAAGATGTACTGTTCAAGCGGTAGATTTTATCCGCCGTCGCCGCGAACGTGTATATAGTGCCATCCTCGCCACGCCGACCGGAGAACGATGCGATGGCGGCAGAATCTAGCGCATCCGAAAGCGGCGATAGAGACGCCACAGGCCCATAGCTAGTCGCCGTGCGAGGGTAGACGCCATTAACCTGCGTTGAGCCAGGGTTGCTAAGGTCGGCTTGATCCGGCAGCCATTCGCCGAAAGGGAGGATTGCCATGATATATCACCACACAACGCTGGTGCCGACGCGACCGCCGACTTGGACGTTCACGCGCTGGGTCAGAGGGGCGCCATTCCACCGCGCACGCTCGTCTGCCTGTTGCAGCCCAGCAATGGCGCGATCATAGAACCCCATCCACACTTGGATCCGCTCATCGTTCATAATGAACGGCGACGCCTCGATCAACGTCCCGTACAGATATAAATCGGGGTAGTTCGACAGGACCCAGTTCGTAGTATTGCTCGCCGAAAGTGCCGGAATCTTCGCATAATAGACAAGCGTTCCGGTATAGGTCGAATCAGGCGACGGGCCAAACTTGAAGCTATCTCCGATGACGGTGTAGTGCCGAGGTTTGCCGGTTCCGCTCGTGTACGTCGTCTCAAGATCAGACGCTGAAAGATACTCAAGAACTACATTCGGTGCGCCTTGGACAATGAAAGTCCTAGCCTCAAGGAAATCGGTCGGCAACGCCTCGGTTGCCGAGTTGATCGTGAACGAAGAGTTCGTCGTCTCTTGATGACGAGTGCGAAGGGCCTTGTTCAGCCTTGATTCATTCAGAGTGATGAAATCAGGGATTTGGGCTGTAAGATCAGGCCGAGCCAGATAGTCGGCGACGGCAGCCTGCAAAGTTGAATAAGTATTCAACGCCATTCTTACAGCCCCTTCACATCATCCCGCCGCTGATCGCATCCTGGCCGCTTCTCTCTCGGCAATCGCGTCAGCCTGCGTATAGATATATTCGCCGATATGGCCGATGTGCTGCGAAAGCTCTTGGTCGCAAAAAATAGGAATCCCAGCGGCCTTTACTTTCTCACAGAAATATACATCTTCGCCCCTAAAACCGATACCGTTTTCCATCACCTCAAACATGAAGTACGGCAACTCAATGGCATCATATACGCGCAGGTCAACCAGCTTAACACCGCCGCCGAGATGCTTTACTTCCACCAGCCCGGCGTCCCCTGGCTCAGTGTAAAGCATTCCGCCATTTTCATTTCCGAGGTGGGCAGTAGGAATGACAGGGCTTTGCCGGCGGGGATAATTCACACCAACAATTGGCATGTTGTGCCGCAGCAGGCATTGCAGCGTGTCCCTGGGAAACGTCATGTCCGCATCGAGCCACAATGCATGGGTGGCGTCCATCTTGAATGCTTCGGCCACAAGACGGTGGCGAACGTCCGGCAGAATAGATCCGTTTACATTTACGACCTCGATTGATTTCTGCCCGCCTTCATATTTCGCATTGCAGAAATTGGCGATCATGTTGGACAAGGCATATCCGAACCCGGCTTTCCATTCGCCATGAGACGGGACTAGAACTGCGATCTTGATATCGCTCATAGACTGTTGATCCTACCGTTGTGCTGCACTCGAAAAATACTGTTGCTCGGGTCATTGGCCCATCGTTTCCACGCGGCTTGGTCCCGATACCAGCCCTCTCGGAATGATCGGTTCAGGGCGTCGAGGGGGATCATCGCTTCGAGGCGCATCCCATCGGCCTTTTGACCGCCGACAAGTTCCGATGCAGCTTTCGCCAGATTCGCAGTCGGCTCAACATCGTGCTGTTCCTCAATGTATATGCTTCCGTCAGAATCGAAGTGCATATATTCGGCAGTGGTGCCATAGGCATCCAGAAGACGTTTGCGCGATCCTTCCATTACTTCACCTTTTCTGCCAGGCCGTTAAAGATTAAATGCTCGGCTGTCGCACGGTCAACCGTGATCAGCGTCCCTGTCGGCCTGGGCATATCACCCAGCCACGGCATCCCACAAAGAATGCGGACTGTCACACAGTCATCAGAATCTGTAACTTTGAACGGTCTTGCCATGAAAGAAAAAGGGGGAGAGTTTCCCCTCCCCCAATCTCCGCTAATGTTAGGTGGTAGTCAGGTCCGCGCAGACGCCGTGAGCGGCTTCGTTACGCATTTCCAGAGTAGCCTCGACCACCAGAGCCCGCCGGTCAGCATCGCCAGTCTTCGCCAGTTCAAACTGGGTGAACGGGCGATAATAAGCGACGGCCGCCATATCGGGCTGAAGGACGAACGCCGACCGCTCGCGCTGGAAGCGGTTCGGGATAACCTTCAGGTCGCCAAAGTCGGAGGCATACAGGGACGCGGCGCCCTGGATGCGATCCATAGCGATATTCTGCCGGCTGTTAGCCCGGCCGGTGAAATCGCTAACGCGCTGCTTGTTGACCGGGCCGACCATCAGGATTTCAGGCTCGCCACCAGCGGTGTAAACCGACTGGATAACGGACTTGAGGATGGTTTCGGTAAAAGCCCGCATCGAGCCGGCGGTGGCATCGGTAGCCGCCGCAGTGGCAGCAGTAGCCGAAGCGCCACCAGTGCCGCGCGAGGCATTGGTGGTCAGCCACGATTCCAGCGAACGCAGGGTGCGGGCGGTAGTGCTGTCGCCAGCGGTATAGCCCTGGTTGCCGGTGATGGTGGCTTCCAGATCGCGCTTGATTTCCTTGCTGCGCTTCGCCATCTGGTAGGCCATTTCATTGGCCCGGCCGGCGGCATTAGCGGCGATCTGCGAGCCAGTGACCACCACATCCTTGCGCAGAATCTGGCAGTAGTTACCGACGCGGGACGTCGGCGCACTGGTCGAGCCGGCGATGATATCGCCTTCGAGCTGGGCATTGCTGGTCGAGGCAGAGGCCAGGGAATCAGTCTGCCACTCGTGGAAAACGGCGGACGCCTTGGTCTTAGCCACGGCGGAGATAAAGGGCGTGTCGGCCGGGCTGATGTTGTAAATGACATCAGTCAGGTCTTCGCGGTTGCCCTTGGCGGTGTAGGTGGTGAAACCACCAGTAACGAGAGCCATGCTTCAGTTTCCTTTTCAGAGAAGGTCGCGGAATACAGCGGCGGCGTCTTCAACCCGGCCGCTACCCCGCAGGCGATTAAACTTTGCCTCGAAACGCTGCTGGCCCTGCGTCTTTACGGTCTTAGTGGTTCCCGGCTTCTGAAACTTAGGGGCATCGGCGACTTTCTTCTCGATTCCAGCCTTCTTTTGCATCAGGCTGTCATAGAGAAAAGCCTTGCGGGCAATCACCAAAGCGCGGTGATCAACAAGGCTGCCAACCTCTTCCTGAGAGTATTTCCCTGAGTTGATAAGATACTCGGCGATAGCTTTCTTTTCAGAATTGGCTTTCGCCTCGTCCTTCCATTCGGGGATGGCATCAATAGCCAAGCCATACTGTTCCTTCACCATGCTCTGGAACTTCTGGCTATTTTCCTCTCCCGCCTTCTTGGCAAGATTCGATTGTTCGGCCCTGGCGGCCTGCAATCGAGTCATATGGTCCTCAAAGGCGCGCTGCTGCTTCAGATACTCTACCGGATCTTGCTCCAGCAAATCCGCCCCAGGCGGCTTAGGAGCCGTAGACTGCAAAAACGCCGTGATTTGGTTCACGCCATCAGCATATCGCTGCCGTTCTGCGGCGACTTCGGCCTTGTACGCCTCGATAGCTTTGCGCTCCTCGGCGACGGCCTGGGTCTTCCGCGTGTAATCCGCCTCTCTCTGATAGCCCTTGATTAGCTCGGATTCGTCAACCTCTACCGACTTGCCGTCAATCTTGACGGTGTACTTACGGGTTTGGGCGGGCTCATCTTCACTATCGTCGTTTTCGGCGGGCTGGTCATCTTCGATGGGCTCATCGTCGCCATCTATAGCCGTTTCGACCTCTTCGGCCTCTGCCTCAATTTCACTATTGGGCAGGTCTTCATTGGTTTCCTCTGGCTGTTCTGCGTTGTCCGCTCCAGAGAGAATTCCGAGCATAGCAGAGGCGGCCACCTCTACAGTTCCGGCGTTGTCAGTGGCGGGAGCCGTGCTGACTTCTGACATTAATGTGGCCTCCGATATCTATGCAATATGTTATGCTACTATAACTAACAACATGGAGGCAAGAAGTCTAAAAGAAGCGCCTGCGCCCCCTCAATTCTTCTTGCTGCTTTTTCGACATTTTACCTGTGTACACGACAGTCTCAAGATGGGCGCGGACCTTAGCCAAGCTTTGCAAGTGCGCCCAAATCCTTTCGCGGCCTTCTACGTCTCGAGCCGGGGCGCCTTCCCACGCTGCGATATATTCTGATCGAATTAGGTCGAATGCTTCCGCGATCAGCGGGTTGCGCAGAAGCCTTTCGGCGTTGTCGCCACGATTGATTTCGTCCAGCGGGTCACTCATTAGAACAATTCCCTCCACCGAACGGCAGCCGCCAAGGCTGGTCATCCTCGGCGATGACCAGGACGCCACGCTCTTGCCAGCCATCCCGCTTGACCTGCTCAGGATCGCGGCGGGGGCCACCGTAACCGGGAGTGTGCCAGTTCATCGCACACCTCCTTCGGTGTCGATGGCCCAGGTCAGGATGGCCAGAGCGTCGGCCTCGTTGTCGTCTTCAGGGTTGAAGCCTTTGGCCCGCATGGCGGCGATAACCGCGTCCTTGCCAGCATTACCCTTGCCAGTGGCGTGACGCTTGATGGTGCCGACTGGCAGGCCCTGATAGGGGATGTGGTTCAGTTCACACCAAGCCGAGAGATGAGCCAGGAAGCCGCCATAGATGTGGGCGGCATCGGTTCCGGCGTGGCGGCGGACTTCCTCGAAATATACCGCGCTGATGCCCTTGGCGCCGCCCAGCAGGTGGTCGAGCCAGGAACGGAAGCGCAGGTAGCGCATGCCGCCGCCTTCGAAGCGACCGGGGCGGAACTTCATGGTGCCGGAGACAGTGGCGCCGTCGGCAAGGCGCATGGCCCAGCCGGTGGTGGTGCCCAGGTCGAGGGCCAGCAGGCCGCGCCCACCTCGGCAAAGGGCGTGACCAGCGTCCGACGCCATGGTGTAAGGAAGATTGGCGACGGGGACGCGATAGCCGCCAATGGTCATGAGGCGGGGGGTTGTCTCCAACAACTCGGCACCGTCCTTATGGTGCTTGCTCTCGATGGCCGCGCCTTCGGCCTGTAGGGCGGCGTGGTCTGTAATCATTTGCGCTTCCCGCCCTTCTTTTTGCTGCTACAGCCCATGATATCGCATCCCCTTATCCGATCTGCCCACCCATGCGGATATCGCCAACGCCAGCCCCGGAAGCCAGCCCGGATGCTTTAAGCTGGGCTTCCATCATCATTTGCTCACGCTTCAATGCCATTTCGGCCATCATCCGCTCATGAGCCAGCGTCATTTCAGCCTGCATTTTCTCGCGACCCAGGGCTATATCGCGGTCAATCCGCGCTCGCTCTACCTGCGCATCGAGTTGAATCTTTGCTTGATCGGCAGCCGCCTTGCGCTGAACATCAGCCATCAAAGGATCAGGGGGCGGCGGCTTTTGCTGCTGCCCCTGGATGCCATCAACCGCCCCAGGGTCCTTGAAATACAGCGACGGGTCGCCGAGGCCAGCGTTAGTAATCATCGCCTTGAGCGTGTTGTGATATTCGCCCATGCCAACTAACGGGTTGTCAGGCCCGGCAATCTGGAGGATAGCCTCTTGCTTGGCCGCCACCGCCATAAGATGCCCCAGCTGGGAATCCTTGTTCCCAGTCCCGAGGCCGACATTGATTTTCACGTCCATGTCAGCCGACCAGCCGCGAGGATCGATAGGCACCCATTCGTTGCGCAGCCGAATGACGGTTTCCTTGTCCTGATACTGCGTGATGAATTTCAAGATCAGACGGAACAGTCTCTTATACCCCACCTCGGCGAAAATGCGGGCGATCAGTTCGACGCGCTGCTTTGCCATATCAGTCTGGCCTGCAAACGCAGTAGCAGACACGTTCTGCAAAGCATTTGCATCAGGCCCCATTCCCTGCGGAGACGCCCCTGACCGCTCCTGGCGCACGGCGTCGATGTATTGGATCATGGGGAAAGCCTGGGCACCAACCCATGCTGTCTGAATTTCCCGCATCATGCCGGGGGCCTTGACGCGGACCACGCCACCGGGGCGGTGCGTCAGCAGGTCATCGAGGTTCACTTGGCCGTCTACAATCTCGGTGCGCGGATTGTTCGACAGATACAGCCCGTCGAGCATCTGACGCAGGATCACTGACTTAATGCGCTGAATGTCCATCACTAGATCAGCGACGGAGCGGCCCCAGAAGGTATGCGGCATGAGGATGGGCGATAACGAGGCAAACGGAACACAATCAAGCGGCCATTCCTCATTGTCCAGGATCTCGCCTGAAGCATCGTCTCCGCCACTCAGGACCTTGCGCCATTCGGCCACGCCGTCGCCATCATAATCGACCTTGAGATAGCATTCGCAGACGGACACCTGTTGCATGATCGGGTCAAGGCTGTCATTGGTCGAGGCATCGCCCCGGAACCGCGCCAGCTTCTCGCCGCTATAGTCATTCGCGCTGTAGGTCGGCAGGCTATAGACGATATCCTCGTCATATCCCTGCTCAATCAGTTCATTGCGGGTAACAATCTTGCGATGGCCGACGAACGTAGCGTCATCCAGAGACTTGGCGCGGGCCGACAAGATGAACTCTTCCGGCGGAACGCCTTGGATGCAAACCTCGCCTTCAGTCTCTTCCCATTTGGCCTTGATCGAGTGCAGCGGAATGCTAGTGCCGTCCGGCAGTTCCATCTTTTCGACAGAATGGCCGATGATCTTGGCGTCTTCCGGCAGGCTGGAAATATAGAGCGCAAATTCATCGTCAGTTAAGCCGGAACGCTCGTCAACCTCGACTTTTGTTTCTTTCTCCCACCACACCTTGATAACGCCAACACGCTGCAAAAGCGCATCTTTCTGCCAGTTATATTGCAGCAAGAACGAGTTGTTCTTCTCAATGATGTAGTTGGCGTAATCGGTAGCCTGCTCAGCAACCTTCTCGTCTTCAGGGCCGGTAGGAAGGAACTCAACCACCTTATCGCCAGACGCGAAGATGCGCATAAGCGCGGGCAAAATCCACTCGATGGTGTCCGCAACGTCCCGGCTGACAACCTGGGACCGGCCCTCGATCTCGTCGCCGTATGGCTCTCCCATGTAGTAGCGAAGCGCCTCTTCACGGTCCTGCGATTGCCATTCATCGCAATACGCTGCTGCCTGAGCAACCTCATGCTGGACGATAGACTTCAGCTCGTTGTCAGACAGTTTCATGACGCGCGTTCCCCATCGAAAGGCAGCAGAACAATATCACGAAAGGCCGTTAACTACATACGTAGATTTTTCCATGGCCTTGATGTATCCGGCATCAGGATCGCCGGCAGCCGTACTGTACATTTCCTGCCAGTGATCGGCCATGCTTTCGCGCCATTCGTCCTTTTCCGACATTCCTGCGATGATGCCTGACCGATCAGGCATTTCTCTCCCATATAGATGCTCATGAATTCTACGAGCCTCTTCGACCCGCAGGCACCTCGTCTTGTGGAAGACGGAATACCAATGCCGCAGCTCGCGCATTCTTGGCGTCCCGGTCCCTTTGTCTCCGGTTAGCTTTAGCCCGGTCAAGCAGGCGATGGGGTGTCCGGTGGCGATCTCTACTACCTCGGCAAGCCAGAAGTCATCAAACCAAAATGGGAACCGCCCGGCCGTAAACACCCCGCCAGCCGCTTCCACCCATTCCCGCGTGAGGATAGGATAAGCCGGGTCTTCGCTGCGATGCGTCCAGCAATAGACCGGCTGATTGTGGATGGCATGAGCCGACTTAAGCAGGCTATCCCACCCCCTGAGCTCAGGGTAGACATCGTCTGCCAGGACGCAGTAAAGGCCTGCGTCAACCATTGTTGACAGCGCATTGTGGCTATCGCCGAGGGCATCCGGGCGCTGCCCGACATTCACCACCACCCTTCCGCCCATAAAGCCCCTCACGACATCTATGCTTGGCGTCACGTCGTCGTCGTCGATCCATACTGCGGCCGTGATGTCTTCCGGGCTGTCAGCCGTGTCAAACAGGCGCTGCA